CGATCTTCAAATCAGCAAACTTGGCTGGATTGTTTTTTGCAAGGTCTTGGTAGTAAGTTGACATTTCAATTTCCTTTCGTATGGGAGCCGAAGCCCCCGGATTAAATTTATGCAGTTACGATTTTTTTGTTTTTGTACGTCCCGAGGTAAACGGCTCCTTCGACCTGCGGTGTATAAAACTCAATCTTGTAACTTGTATCGTTTGGCACTGGGAGATAAAACAAGCTATACGATACTTTTTGTTTCTCAAACCAAGCCGTTACTTCGTTGAGGTTTTCAGAGGTCTTCCATTCGAAAACGTTTGACCCGTAAAAACTGAATTTTTGCTTTTCCATTTTGATTTCCTTTCGTAGTTAATAAATACCTGCAGCTTCAAGTTCCGCTATTGCTGCAAGAGCAGCAGCAGCTCGACCAGCGTGACCTTTTGCCATTGCTACCATGTAGATGACTCGGATCTCTAAAATGCCTCGGACCTCTAAGTATCCGTACCGGGCTAGTGCTTCCATGATTTGCTCCTTTCGTGAACTGATCTCTACTACAGTTCTAGTATCATACTAATTAAGCATAGTGTCAAGTGATTTAAGAAATATTTTTATGGTGTTGCTTTTATCATACACCTCAAATAAACCTTAAAAAGACTTGACTCCATGCCAAATAGGTATATACTGAAGGTGTAGTCTTTGATAAACACGAAAGGAGATCAAAATGGCACGTCAATTAAGCAGGTATGCAAGAGCTGGTCAAATGATCCGTAGTTTTATGCGTGAGCAAGGGATCGCTGGCAGCGTCAGGGGTCAAAGTTATGCAGGAGGCAGCAGCATAAATATTCATGTTGAAGATTTGCAGCCAGCAACCTTGCAAGCTTTAGAGCGTTTTGCTCGTCAATTCGAGTACGGCAGCTTTAACGGCATGGAAGATATTTACGAATACAACAACGTAAATGATGACTTGCCACAAGTGAGCTATGTCTTTGTTAACAACAATATCAGCAATGGTTTACGTCAAGCGATTTGGGATTTTGCAAGGGGCTATTACAAAGGTTTAGAGAATGCTCCTGCCGATGCGATTGAAGCTGGCAACTACTATTGCCCAAACTTTGATCGTTACGGTCAGCAAGTAGTCTATCGTTTGTTTGCTGGTGGTTATATGCAAAACCAATACTGGGACTTCGTAAACGGAGTCGAGGAGGACTTGGCTGCATGACCACTGACACCAAGAAACGAAACCGAGGGGGGATGGGATACGTCCCCGCTGCTCATGAGATTATTGAGTCACGAGGGCATTTATCCCAATCCAAAGCAGCCAGTTTGATCTATACTACTCAAGCAAGATGGAGTAATTACGAAACTGGTAAAAGCCGAATGCACCCGGCTCATTGGGAGCTATTCCTTATAAAGAAAGGAGAAGAAAATGCCTAAAAAAATGAGTTTTGAAGAAGCTCGTGCCAAGTGGCTTAAAGAGCTAAATGGTCGAGACATGGCTGAATATGGCAATGATCTTGAAAAAGAGCAAGACGCAAAAGTGGCAAAGCTTATGACTCCTGAGTATGTAGCTCAGTGGGGAAAAGCCAAAGAAGATGCCAAAGGCAACTAAGAAGGTAAACGGGATAGTCGGTAAAGCATTACGACCTAATGCAAGCATTGCTGCCGACTATGCTAAGCCAACAGTCGATTTGATCGGCTTGATGTCTCGAGACGTTGAAAGACAGCTAAAAAAACTATTTAAAGAAAACAAGTTCGGGTTTGCTGAGGACGCTTCAATCTCCAGTCAAGCCCGGATTCTATTGAACTGGCTGCTGCTCAAGTGGTCAAAACGCTTCAATGAGGTCGCTAAGCGATCAACGGAGCGCATGATAGAGCGCACTATCCGCAACTCAGCCGTAACGCTGGGGCTGTCATTAAAGGACGCTGCGGAGGATTTTAAGATCGATACTTCCTTCAGGAATGCTCAGATCAACGATGTAATCAAGGCAAGCACTCAAGAAGCTGCAAACCTTATCAAGGTAATTCCGCAAAAGTATCTAGCCGAAGTCCAAGGTCAGGTCATGCGAAGCATTACAACTGGAAAAGGAATGGAAGATCTTGTCCCCTTCCTGACAAAAAAATACAATGGCAATATTCGTCATGCGAGGAATGTTGCATTGGATCAGACTCGCAAGGCTTATCAATCGATTAATACTTCAAGACTTAAAACGCTTGGAGTTAAAAGCTTTATATGGATACACTCCGGTGGAGGTAAAGAGCCTCGGGTGAATCATATTAGAATGTCGGGTAATGAGTATTCATTCGACAATCCTCCCGTAATTGGGGTAATGTACGGGGAAGAAGTGCGGGGATTACCCGGTGATTTACCAAATTGCCGTTGTATATGCAAGCCAGTCATCAACTTTGATTTAGAGGATTAAATATGAAAGATCAATTAAATGCAGTAGAGTCAGCGAATATGAGCATTGCTAATATTGCTGGTATGGGCGAATCTGCCCAAGCTGAAGGTGTTTACACTTTCCGTTGCTTTGAATATGAAAATGGTCCATTGCTATGGGAACAAACTATTGACAACGTAGTTTGTACTGTTGGTAAAAACTTGATGCTGCAAACAGCTTTGACTGGTTCAGGCTATACAGTAGTTGGTCCTTACATGGGCTTAATCTCTAGCGTTTCATATACTGCGGTATCTGCAGCAGACACAATGGCTTCTCATTCTGGCTGGACTGAAGCTGGTTCTACTAACGCTCCTACATTTGCAGCACGCATTGCTCCTAGTTTTGGTACCGCCACTGCTGGTGCAATCTCTACTAGCTCTGCAGTTAGCTTTACAATGACTGGTACAGGTACTTTAGTTGGCGCATTCATTACTTATGGTACTGGCGCAGTGACTACTTTGATGAGTACTGCAGGTACATTACTGTCTGCTGGCGCATTTACTGGTGGCAATCAGCCTGTTAATAGCGGTAACGTAGTGCAAGTTACTTACTCACTAAGTCTATAAGGAATCAATCATGTTTACAAAAGGTCAATCCGTAACTCAAGTATTGCCAGCAGCTATCCAAGGTGAAGTAGCTGGTTTTTCTTTAGACCAAGAAACAGGCACAGTGTTAGTTCTCGTAAGCTACACCGATGCTCAAAACGAAACACAAAGTCGTTACTTTCAACAGCCCGAATTAACTGCATCTTAATAAGGCTTCATCATGACATTCATAGTCGCAGATAGAGTCCAAGAAACAACTAACTCCCCCGGTACAGGAACAGTTACCCTACTAGGTGCAGTTAGTGGCTACCAATCTTTTTCTACAGGCGTTGGTATCAATAACACTACGTTTTATGTTATTGCAGACCAATTAGGTACTAATTGGGAAGTAGGGCTTGGCGCATTAAACTCTACGGGAACAGTATTAACCCGTACTACGGTTTACTCCTCATCTAACGGTGGAAGTACAGTTAACTTTGCTACTGGTACTCAATACGTTTGGTGTGACTATCCCGCTTCTAAAGCAGTGCTGGCATCTAATAATCCCGGTACATCAGGTCAAGTACTAACATCTGGTGGTGTAGGGGTTGCTCCCTCTTGGGCAACGGCAGGCACAGTAACCTCTGTCTCCGTAGTCTCTGCCAACGGACTTGCTGGTACGGTTGCCACAGCCACTACAACCCCCGCAATCACGCTCTCCACTACGGTAACGGGAATCACGAAGGGCAACGGTACGGCTTTATCTGCCGCGACCGCTGGTACTGATTACTCTGTGGGAACCTCTGCCCTCGGTACAGGCATTGTCAAAACCACAACGGCTACAGGTGCGCTTACTGTTGCGGTTGCCGCAGACTTTCCAACGCTGAACCAGAACACTACTGGATCAGCCGGAAGTGTAGTTAATGCCTTGACTATCGGTACAGGACTAAGTGGTACGAGTTACAATGGTTCTGCAGCAGTAACTATTGCCAATACTGGTGTATTAAGCTTCTCAGCAGGCACAACTGGTCTTACACCTAACACAGCTACTACTGGTGCCATTACTGTTGCAGGAACATTAGTTGTTGGCAATGGCGGTACAGGTTTGTCATCTTATACCGCAGGTGATTTACCTTACTATGCGTCTGGCACAGCATTGTCTAAACTGGCGATTGGAACCTCTGGTTATGTTTTGACTTCAAGCGGAACAGCACCGCAATGGACTCAATTATCAACAATTGGAGTAACCACATTTAGTGCAGGAACAACTGGACTTACGCCTTCATCAGCAATAAACGGAGCGGTTACTCTTGCAGGAACTTTGGCAACTACAAATGGCGGTACTGGACAATCGACAGCTGCAGCAGCTTTCAATGCGCTCTCCCCTATAACTTCTGTAGGGGATTTGATTCTTGGCAATGGGGTCAATAGTGCCACTCGGCTGGCTATCGGTCTTAATGGGCAAGTACTAACTTCTAATGGTACGACCGCTTCTTGGCAGACAGTGACGGGCAGTGGCACAGTAACCTCTGTATCAGGTGCGGGGGGGGCAACTGGACTAACGTTAACCGGTGGTCCAATTACCACCTCTGGTACATTGACACTGGGCGGAATCCTTAACATTTCCAATGGGGGTACGGGCGCATCTACCGCATCTGGAGCTATTAACGCCTTATTGCCCTCACAAACAGGAAATAGCGGAAAGATTTTAACAACTAACGGCACTTCAAGTAGTTGGGTGGCTTCTGGATCATCAGGGACAGTAACCTCTGTATCTGGTACTGGTACGGTTAACGGAATAACTCTCACTGGTACTGTTACTGCGGCAGGATCATTAACTTTAGGTGGTACCCTTAGCGGCGTGAACCTTAG